TCTTCCCAATCGGCTTTCGTGTCTTCCTTGGCATCTTACCCTCCTTACACTGTCCTCAGCTTCTTGCTCTTGCACCACGGCGCCCGTGCAGGTCGGTGATGTCGCTGAGTTCGGGCTTCTTCATGCTCTCGCCTTTGGGGCAGCGACTTTATCTAATGTGCGTATACTAAGGATGCTTGAACGCGGGATGAGCCAACTGTTATCCACGGTTCTGTCTTCACACATAGACTGGGCTATCGTGAGATGGTGGCGACTACGGCTGACGAGGAACCCGACGGTAAGGACTTGATCACCGAATTCCGGGGCTGCCTCTCGTTTATGCCATCCTCCTCGGCAAGTGGAATCTTCCCAGTGAACTAGAAGAAGATCGTGTTTCTTCATGCTGTCCTCAGCTTCTTACTTTCCTTTCTTGATGCGTTTCCCTGACGCCCGCGCACCGAAGAATCCCCTCTGCTTTTTCGTGAGCGGGTGCCCACGCACCTCGCCTTCGTGCAGAATCAGGCTGGCCTTGGCCTTCGTCAGTTTCTTTCCCATTACTCGCTCCCCGCGTAGGTAGGCCACTCAACGCTACTAGCGGTAAGTCCCTGATAGCGTTGCCCCCGCAGGCGGGGCAGGGGATGGATTTAACGCCCACTCCCTGCCTCGCCTCGGTCACATGACCTTCGCTGCAACGAAAGTCATAGATGGGCATTGTCTAGGTGCCGTAGTACTCCGCGTAGCTGAACTCGGCCCAGGTGAAGATGCTGAAGAACGTCGCAGACGTACCTACGTTGAAGTGAGCCATGAAAGCGTTGACGGCTGTCCCGTTGCCGACGACACACTCCTGGCCGAGACCGAACCGCGGGTTGTAGATAATCGGCGGCGTCGGAGCACCCGTGATGGCGTCCCAGTCGGCCTGGTTGTAGACACGGTACAGGTCAACCACGCCCGTCGGAGCAGTACCCGTGGCACCTGCGTTGGTGCCGTATGCCAGGACGGACGAGCCGACGAGACTGAACCGCGTGTTGACGTTGACAGGGACGACGGCTGTCATGTTCGCCACGCCTGGATCGTTGTTGCAGGCCGATATGAGAACCTCAAGAATCGCTGCGCCCGTCGCTTCAGGCGTAATGATCCCCAGCAAGGGAACGATGACGGCCCCTGCCGGTACGCGAACCATGAAGTTCGGCTGCTGGCGTGTAAGAGCAGTAGCGTTCTCTGCCTCTGGAGTCGTCAAAACGCCGGTGCCAGCCTGGTAGACTCGACCTTCCTTGACCCATTGGCGCACTTCGTTGGCGACGATAACGGACTGCTGGCTGTTGAGCGCAGCCGTTCTCGCATCGCCACTCATGCCCGATGCATTGCGGATTTCAAATTCTGTCGCCATGCTTCTCCTTTCCTTTTTCCTCTCTAACTATGAGCCGTAGTATTCGGCGAAGGTGAACTCGGCCCAGGTGACAATCGAGAAAGCCTCGGAGTCACTCGCCGTACCCGCAAGGACGTACAGTAGAAAAGCCTGAACCGTACTGTTGTTGCCGATGACGCACTCCTGGCCGCGTCCCGTTCGTGGGTTGTAGAGTAGGTCTTGGCAGGCCGGTGAGGTGGTCGTGATGGCGTCACGGTCTGCCTGCTGGTACTCCCTGTAGAGGTCGGCTACCCCCGTGGGAGCAGTGCCCGTGTTACCGGCGTTCGTGGTCCAGGCCGTGCAGGACGAACCCACACTACTGAACCGCGTGTTGACGTTAACGGGTGTAACTTGTGTCATGTTCGTCACGCCTGGATCGTTGTTGCAGCAGCTCACGAGCATCTGGAGAACGGCCTTGGTCTTCTCCAGGACAGCTAGGGCCATCAACGGAATGATCACGATCCCCGCAGGTACTCGGATCATGAACTCAGGCGACTGTCGCACGAGGTCAGTCGGTGCTAAGGCGACGGGTGTCGTAAGGGCACCCTCACCAGACTGGTAAACTCGTCCTTCCTTGATCCACTGCGACACCTCATCGCTGACAATGAGGCTCCTAGACTGACTGACTGCGGCGGGCAAGTTGTCGTTGGTCATGCCGCTAGCGTTGCGAAGTTCAAACTCTGTCGCCATATTTCTCCTTTCTAAACAGTTGTCGTTCTTCGCTGATAGGCCTTGTGCCAATCAACGGTCATGCTGCCCTGATTAGCCGCCCGATTCTGCACGAACAACCAGGGGGTGAGCAGGGTGGTCGAGGTCACGCAGTTCTCGATGACCTCCTCTTCCAAGAGATAGCCGTTGGCGTCCAGCAGGAAGCCTCTAGCGTTGTCCTCGAAGAGGGCCACACCGAAGTAGTAGTAGGTGGCCGCTTCCAATGCAGTGGAAAACTCTGCGACGGTCGCCACGACAGTTGCCTTCACACCCATAAGCTGTAGGGTCGTGTCGTCGGCGGTATCGAAGCACAGCACCGCAGCATTATCGGCACGGAACGTTGGTGTCGCCTTTACGTTGACTGCCCCGGCATCGGTGCCGGAGAGAACGTCCGTGAAGCCTATCTCGAACTTCCGCGTGGTGAGCAGGGGGATAGTGAAACGGGCGACGTAGATGGCGTTGAGTGCCCCCTGGTAGTGCAGCCCCCACGAGAGGTCGCTATAACCAGCGTTGTCAGTACCAGCGTTCAGTAGGATCGCGCCGTTGACTACGCCCGTCGAGATAGCCGCCGCAGCAGCAGCAGTCCCGGAAGCGGTACTCTGGTAAGTACCGCTGAGGGTGTCGCCCTGAAAATCGTCCTCGAAGCCGGAGACGTTGAACGCCGACAACTCTAGGAAGTCTTTCGCGGCCGCCCTCCCTAGACGACGATTCAGGTTGCGTGTCGTGTGGTATCTTTCCAGTGAGTCTATTACTGCCATTACGCACCTCCATGCGACGTACGGAATACTCGCCGTACCGAGCTAATCGCCATGCTCGTCCTTCACATGCTTCTTCAAGGCACCAACGTAGCGGTAACTCTTGGGGCATAGCCCACAGGCGAAGGGTAGGCGCTCCTCATTCTGCGAAGGTTGCTGAACGGCCTGTGGGGCACCCTTGAGTCCGCGCACCAGCGCACTAGCTAGGGTTTCGCCAGTGCGGATTTCGCCCCTCTCGTCCTTGTGGACGACCGCCTCGTGTTGCTCACGCGCCGCCTCGGTGGGAAACGGTGGACGTTCGCAGAAGCGGCAAGGCAAACCGGCGGGAGCATCTGTGAGTTGCGGGAACGAAACTGGTTGGGCATTGACCCAGCAACCGTGGGTGTGGTGTTTGTGGTTCTGATCCAGTCGCCTACCGCACGATGGCACCACTGGGGGATTCAAGTGGAGGGCCATGCCGATGATCTGCTCTACGGGCATTTCCTCAGCCCCGCCGAACATGAAGAGAACCTCGAATGGGTGGTCTGCCGCATATTCGCTGTTCATCTCCATGAACCCGTACTGGCGGAGTGGTGTCCAACCTTCCTCTTGGTATCGGGCCACGTCGATTGTGGTCATCGGTGAGACTGTGATCCAACCATTGGGCTGACGGTAGTACCCGTATCTGGAATAACCGACACCACCTTGGGCCTTTTCAGTTGCCGTGGTCATAAAGCCTCCTTCTCATCTGGCATCTCTGTCAGAATGGTGTCGCGGACGAAGACGCCAGCCAATTCGTACTCCCACTTCTCGCAGGTTTCGAGGGCAGGAACGTCAGAGGCGTAATTCTTGCCGTTCGTCCTAACCACCTGACCTGCCATGATCCGCTGTAGAACCTCTTGCGAGGGTTGGTGCCAGCGCGGTTGCAGTGACCGTGGAGGAAGGTTTACAACTTCTATGGCTGGAAACGGGCCTATCATCTTAAAACCGTGCGAGTTTAGGTACTCCCAGCCTTGTTTCCGCATATCCTCTACGAAGGTTTCAGCGGCCCGAAACTTGGCTCTCTTCAGAAAGTCGGGGTTTGGGGACGCATCCACCCGAAAGCGGCAGCGCAAGCGATAAGCCTTCTTGCCGCGATCTGGGCGAACTAGAACCTCAACACCCATTACCCGGCAACCTTCCTGTCGGTATGGTGAGTTTCTGTGGAACCTGGACGGGGATCACGAGCCGGGGCTGGTCTGGACTTATAAACTTGGCAAAGGTGCAATCTTCCATCGCCTGCCAGTGCAAAGTCTTGTCGTCGGGGTGAACGATCAGTAGCCGATCACCGTCAACAGCCAGCACCCAATGAGCCTCGTCGTCCAAGTCCTTCACCGTAACCGCGAACTCAAGCATCACTCTCCTTATTTCAAGGACTGCAAGCGAACTCCGTGGAGTCTGCTAGCCGTTGTTCCAGATGCGTCTTCCACGGCTTCTTGTCGTTCGAAAACGCCATAAATCTGGTCTGTGGCAACGACCCACGCCTTAGCAAGCGGGCTGTACCAGGCATCCTGCTTGGGAGCCTTCTTGATGATCTTGAAGAAGTGGTCTCCGGCCCACAGGTGGCCGCTGGAGTTAGGTGCCGTGCCCACGGTGAGTTGCGACTGGTAAAGGGTGGCCTGGTAGACCTTGCCGATCTGGGCCTCGTGGAGGGCCTTCCCGCCCGTGTCGCCGTTGTAGAGCTGGTTGGTGAACTTCTCGATCTTGAGGAAGCCAGCCCAGCAAGCGGGAGAACAGACACCGACGAACGGGGGCTTTGCCGCTGAGTCGCGGAGGTACTGCCAAGCGCGGATCAGGTTGTCGTCTGTCATTTCGGCAGTCAGTACCCCAACCGTCTGGGTTGTGTTGTCATCCAGCAGGGTAGCCGCAGCGACATCCAGTGCCCGCGCCAGGGCGTAGGACGCGGCCAAAGTGAACTCCTGCCGTATGTCATACTTGGACATGACCTCGGCAAAGTCCTCAATCGTCTGGGCAACAATCTGGTGGGTGGATACGGTAAACGTCTGCTCTGTCTCTGTGATCGCTTCTGGCGTGGCGTCCACGCTTGCGGTCTTCGTGTTGGCTGTCAAGTTGTGGCGGGCGGGAAGGTGGAATACATCGCCAGAACTTGACATCTTCTTGGTCCAGTCGGAGAAGAGTCCAGCGATCACCGTGTCGTACTCAATCGCATGGTTCAACTCCGACGACCACACTTCGTCTATGAACTTATCTGCCGTAGTGCTCGTTACATTAGCCAATTTGTATACTCCTTCATGTCACGTACTTCCTGGTCATGGCATCGATCTGCTCAGAGGAGAGTTTGGCCTGTTCCTCTGGGGAAAGATGCTTGTACCTATCAGGGGTCAAGCTGCTGGTTGTTGCCTGTCCTTGACCCACCGATACGGGGGCGGGTTCGCCTTCGCGCTGCTTGCCTAGACGTTCCTCTAGGGCGGCCTCAACCTCTGCGCGTAGTTGCTTGGTTACTTCGCCTTTTGGCATGTACCTCTCCCCCGTTACTGCTTTCACGTAGTCTCCGAATGTGGCGATCCTTCCGTCACGCGCTGCGGCCTGGTGGAGTTTGTGGAGAAGATCGTCGTGCTCCTCTGGGGATACGCCGAAACTCTCCCTCACGCTCTCCAGGTTCGCCTGTGCTTGACGGTTCGCCTGCTCTGCGGCCTGTCTTTGGGCAAAGGCTAGAATGTGTCCTCCCCGCCTGTTGTCGTCAGTCTCCGTGTCCAGGTTCCTCAGAGTGTCTTGGAGTGCTTGATTCGCCTGGGCTTGGCGTTGCTGATCGGCCTGTAGGCGGGCGTAGGCACTGTCCCTGCCTGATTGCTCGGCACGCCTTACCATCTCTGCCGCGTTCTCTTCGAGGAAAGCCTTGCGCTCTTCCTCCGGCAGTTCTGTGAACTGGGCACGAAAGTCTGGCTTCTCCTGTGCCGCAACCTCCGGCGCTCCCTCGACAGGTGTCTCTACGGGTAGAGGCGTCTCCTCGATTGGAAGCGCGGGGGCCTCAGCCTCGGAAGGCTTACCTTTCGCCACGATGTTTTACCTCCAAAAGAAAAGGCCGACCCCGAAGGATCGGCCTGCGTTGTCGCCTCGGCCAAATCTGTTTGCTAGTTAAAGGTTAGACCATTTAGCCTCCCGCGTCAAGGTTGTGATAGAATGTCTCGTTGGGAGGTGCGGTTATGTATAGGTGTTGGCGATGTTTCGTTGATCTCGTCAACTTCTGTAGCGTCCCGCCACGTTGGGTTTTCCTGCTGATTGCCGTTGTCATTCTGATGCTTCTCCTGTGGCAACCTTGCTTTTACTGGAAGCCAGACTGTTTGCCGAATGGAAATTGCCCATAGTTCATTCTCCTACCGCCGCCTGAAGACCAATCGGAATGTCTGAGTACCAAGCAAAGGCGTCAGGGTGCTGCTTCTTGTACGCCTTACGCACGGTCAGGTCAGGCAACTTCTGGTAGAGAAGGGCTATTTGGTATTCCTCCGCGTTCTGTGCGACCTGGGCAAGTGCCTGCTTGAATGACAATCCTGTAGCGGTTGCCGTAGCCTGCGCCTTACGAACTATCCCCACCGCCCTGTTTCCTGTCTCAGCGGACATACCCTTCTTGGCCGGGATGCTGTAATACGTCTGCATCACGGCTTCGGCGTCCAGCATCTCATTAACCTTGGCCCGCACGGTAGGGTCACGCCAGAAGTCGGTCTCATAGGTTCGTAGCCACGTCTTCATGTCCTCAACGGGTACCTTGTCGGCGTTGGTCTCCAGCACCGCGTCACGATCTGTAAAATAGGTATCCCAGTCAGGCAAACCATCAGGGCCAGTTTGTAGTTCAACGTCCCAATACTTGAAGGCGATGTCTTCCTCTGGGCTTGCTGCCTTGCGCTCCTTGTATTCCCGCTGTTCGTTAAGGACACGCCGTTTCGCTTGGAAGTCCTGATATGCCTTGCGGAACTCTACCCCTGTGGCTTGACCGGACTGAATCATCTGGGCCAAGTTAGCCTCAGTCTCGTCGCGTTGGGCAAGGAGTTCGCCCTGTACGTCCCCGCCGAGTTTCACGCCAGCCA